CTTGAGCACCGAACTTACTCAATATTATTGTATCACTTCCTGTTAAGCTAACACTCATGTTTGTCTCCTTTTATTACGCTTCTAAATAAATAACTAAATCAGCCGAATGTATTGCACCGCTTGATTTTACCGCAATCTGTCCAGCCGGAGCAACTCTCTTCTCTCTCTCGATTAACTGCTGTGCCGATATAGGTAAAGTGTAAATATAATATCCCTGATCCTTAATATTTCTCACATGATCCTCGGGATCACCAAAGTACACACTTTGCAACCAAGTACCCGGAGCTAAGTAGCCGTTTGTTACGAATGCCTGACAAACGCCTCTCCATGCTTTCTTTAAGCCGTCCATGCCCTCTTCTGTTTGAGGTATCTTTGTTTGTGTCTGTGCAAGAAAATTAAACCCGGCGATTTGCAACTTCACTTTGAATGCAAGAGTGAAATAAATCACATCAAAAAAAGAATTGGCCCCGGAAGTAAAGAGCTTAGGAACTCCAAAATCTCCGTAAACATCAACACCGTTGTTATAAGCCGAGTCTAAAACTGTCTGATCAAGTCCTGTATCAGCGACTAAGCCTGTAATTTCTTTCAAGTGCATTGTTGACGCTGTTCTTGACCCTGACATATTAACACTAAGGCCTCTTGATGCATAACCTGCTGAAAAATCAAGGGCGTCATTCGCAGATACAGAATAATACAAACATCTGGTATGTGTTAATCCTGCGTCAGTTATATCTTTGAAAACTCCCTCAATGTCAGCTTCTACTGAAGATGCTACAAACATCAATTTATCCAATGTTTGAACTAACAACGCGGTTTCTTCAAGTAACGCATCGCTCATTTTCTTATTAGCCATTATACCGAAATAATTCACCGATCCTGCCGTTCTGATTATAGCGTCTTTCAGTCTCTCAACTCCGGCGTCGCTTCCTGTCGCACTTCCTGTTATACCAATAAGGGTACTAATATCTGTTCCTGTTGCCGGAGCCGTGCTTGGAGTGTTAATCACAATGCTTGCGCTCTCTCCGGTTGCTACTGTCTTCAATGTTACTTTCGCGCTTGTTACATCACCTGAAAGAGTGAACGCAAGGCCTGCAAGAGTAACAGCAGAGCTATTAAGACTTGAAAGAACCGTGCTGATACTTGTACTGTCAATCTCTCCGATCTCTATATCTGCTTGAGATCCACCGTCAACCTCTGCTCTAAGGAAATAATCATCGGCTGTTAACTGTGTGAAGTCAACCGTCTTGCTCGATAATATTGTTGCAGGCTGCGCTAATGCAGATTGACTCTGCGGTATAATAACTAAATATCCTTTCCCTGTTAAGATATTAGGGTTTTGTGCAAACACTACATTTGCCATCCTGTAAGTTGCGGAGTTGCTCCCGAAGTGTTCCGCAACACTCAAAGGCTCTAAATACAATTTGTAATCTCCGTAATTAGAAATTAACGGAACTTCATCTGTAAAAAGAGCTAAAGCCGAAGTATTTACATCTGCTACACCTCTTAATGCAGATAATACAGATACTCTCATTATATTATCCAACGATAATTTACTCATCCACTACCTCCTCGTTTGTTTTGTACTTATCATAGTAATTGTCAGTTACTTTCGTTTTTGTCTTTATATTAGATACCATAACCGGTATTCTAAATCTCTTTAATGCGCTTGCAGCCTCGATAAAAGATAAGTCTAAAATCTCACCCATCTTAAATATCTTCACGCTGTTCTCTGCCTGTTTATCTTCAGAATAAAAAGAGTTTAACGCCATTAACACCTCTTCTTTTCTATCAATCGCATCTCTGTTTTTAGATGTTATGTCTATATCAAATGTATCGTATGTTACCAACGACTGTATTTCTCTGTTGTTCTCATAATCAAATCGCCTTACATTCGATATTGGCTTGCCTCTTCTTGTTGAAACGACAATGTATAAGCCGTCATCCTTTGGCGGATCATAGTTTTCAGCATAGACAACAACTCTCTCAGGTTCTATGTCCATCTGTGTTGAAATAATATCACATAACATAACATCGACATCACTTTGCATAACACACCTTAATCAAAATCCTCTGTTGCTTCATAGCTGTAATATCCGGCCTCATCCCAGTTTGTTTTACTCTGTACTTTGTACTTCTTGCCAGATATAACAATAACATCATCTATCTTGAACTCTACACTCGACTTCATCCATATTGAATACCATACCCAGCTTCTTTGCTCCTCCGGCTTTCTGTTCACTTTCTCCGGCGGCAGAGGCTGTTTCATTAACTTAACAACAATATCCTCAAACGCCTCAACAGGTTTATGGTTCACGACAGACTTCGTAACTCTTGATATAGTCTGTGTCTTCATCCACCCTCTTAATGCCCCAGAAACTCTCGGTATGCTCATTTCTTCTTTATAACCTCACTCGATATACTCTTCCTTAGTGTTCCGTCATCTATAAGCACCGCTTCGCTTCCGCCTTTTCTTCTTGATGTCTCTTCTTTAATTGCTTCCCATTTACCAAAGCCCTTTGTATCAAAAGCCTCTTGTATCGCCGCCTCGCATGAAACCCCAATCAGCTTGAACAGTCCTTCCATATCGCCGTTTTTGACATATCCAGCCGACTTACTTTTTATCATCTTCGCTATATTCGCTTGCTTCTCTTCAATCGGCATCCGGATAAACGACCTTTCAGGTATTGAACCGTCAAGTCTGCCGAACTCGTGTACTGCTCCTATCCCTGCAACTGTTGCTCCGCCCTCGTACGATTGACCGCCTAATATACCTATCTTAGTGTAAACCTTAGCGTTTAACTTCTTTATTAGGCTTTCTAATTTCTTGAAATCATACTTAATCTTTACACTTCCGATATTTTCAGTTGTCAATAGTTAGTTCCTCCAATAATACAATATGCCGCACCGTCAAGATATGGTTTTGATATATTCAAGAACATTACGCCGTATGAAGTTGCGATAAAGAACGAATACGCTCCGTCTTGCATCCATTGAGGTATAGACAGAGACTCTGATACTGATCCAACTGATCTTGATGACTGTGCGAAATCTGCTTGACCTCCGCCGTCATCCTGTCTTATCATAAGCTCTAAATAATGAGCCGATAAATAAAGTAAGGCTTTTTTACCAATCAAGTTGTCATTATCCGATGGATATAAATCTGAATTGATTATTAAAAGAGCCTCGCTTATAGATTCTTCTATGTCTTTGTCTCTAACTGCGGGTATTGTTGTGCCGTATGTGAATTGACCTCTATCGAACTTATCTTTAAAATCTGCAACCGTTATTTCAAAAGACATACTAACTCCGTTATAAACTATAATAAGGGATATACAAAGCATACCCCTTATCTTTAAAAAAATTAAGTGCTTGACGCTGTTTCGTCGATATAAAGAACTTCCTGCGGTCTTGTAATCAATACGCCGGAATACTGCCCCATTGCAGCCTGTGTCCACTGATATTGATTTGCAGTATCAGCAGCAAACATTGTGAAATCAACCGGTAAAGTCATTTTCAATGTGTCTTTGTTTCTTCTATACAATACATATCTGTTTTTTGCAATGCCTCTTGAATCATTAACATCTGACTGACAATAAGCTAAATCAAGTATTTTGAAGTTAGCGTTTCCTGTCATCAATTTAAATATTTTTTCAAGATATTCAATTTTAGACATTCTTACATCTAAATCAGAAACAAAATCGCCTAAACCTAAGAAATCAGTAGTCGGTATAATAAATGTGTCCGGCTTAGCTGTTTTGTTAGAATATGTCCAGTATGTTTTTAACACATTGGCAACAAAAGATTTGAATTCAGCAGTTGTCATTTCAGATAACGGAGATGAAATCAAAGTTGTATTAGGTGTAAGATCAGGATTGTTAATTAGTCCTGTTAGTGTGCTAATATTAGGGTGTCCTAAAAAGCTCACTTCCTGAAGACCTAAGTCCCAGTCTTTTTTAAGAGATTTTAATCTTTCTTCAACCACATCCCATCTTTGAAACTGTGCTGCTTGTTTAATTTCAAGTATATTCCAGTTTACTTTTTTTAACCAGTATTGAGTCGGGATTCTGATCGGAGTTACAAACGCCCCAACTCCTTCAAGCTGACCCATATTGCCGTTTGCAGACACATCACCGGAGAAGAAGTCTCCACCTGTCTGAATGCTCATATTCTGAACAATCTCGGACGCATATGCTGCTTGACCAACATCAACATCAAAATATTCTGCAATCGGAACTTCATAGAACTTCTGTTCTATTACTTCTGCCCTTAAGTATGATAGCGTATCAATTGCATACTGATACCCTGCTTCAGACGGCGAGAATATTCCTGTTGAATTATTCAACGCCTTATTTAATATTTTACTCATTTCTGTAACCTCCCCTTATGTTGCTGAAACAGCGGTATTATCACAAGTTAATTCGACTCTGATAATATCGTCATTAGCGCCTTTGTCAAGCGCAACCCCAACCTCTGCATAGCCGGTTGTAACAGCTCTTACATATCCTGTACTTGCAACAATAAGAGCAACTTTCGTTCCTCTGTTAATTGCACCAGAACATTGGAAGTTGATAATATCGCCTTTTTTTGCAAGAACGAAATTATCCCCGGGTGAATGCTGGTTTTTCAATACAGAGAAAACTTTAACACCGTAAACAGCATCGTAGTTGTTTGTTCTCTTCCCAACAATAGGAATGCCTGCTGCTGCCTGATCGTCTGCGCCTAAGTCTTTCAATACAACACCTTCAGCCGGTAACATTGTGTTGGTTGAAGTGTCTTCAGGATCATATTTTACTTCCATCTGGTATGGATTAGGAACAACGCTTAGGCTTGACTCACCTATTGCTCTTTTTTTCTTAAATTGATTCGGATAAAAATAATTACTCATTATTTAGCCTCCTTTCGTCCGTATTTTGCATTACCTGCTGCAATTCTCTGATCCGCCGTTTTAGGCTTATTCGGAGCAAACGCGCCGGCATTGTTAAGAGCTTTCTGAACTTTCAGAAAGTTGTCTTTTTTTAAAGCATTTTCTTTTGCTTTTTCTTCTTCTGTTTTCTTTTCGTCTTCTGCAACTTCGTTTTGAACAGCGCCCTGATCATACTTTGACGCTTCTATTCCGTTCTTTGCAGCATTGCATTTGTTGTAAGCGTCTACAAGAGCGCTAATAAGAACTTTTTTACCGTCAACTTCAATCTCGTCATCGGGATTAAGCATGTTTTTTGCAAGCTCTTCTTTTTTCAATATTTCAGCCTGTTCTGCTTGATAAGTTGTGATTAAGTCTTTTAAAGATACCTGTTTGCCGTCAATATCTACAACGGCTTCTTCGGCATTGATTTTTTCTTCTTCTATTGCAGGTTTATCTTCAACAGAATTTTTCTTCTGATCAAAGAAAAAAAATACTTTCTTGCCTGATTTTTCTCCGCCCATTTTACTCTCCTTGTTTTTTTTTGTTAAAATGTTAACCAATTCATCTGATAATGAATTTTGATATTCTTTAGGCAACTCATATACTTTAGATTTTTCATATCTCGGATTGATAACAATCGCCAAGTGGGTATAATTTCCGTTAATAACTTCTTCGTCATAAGGAATATTATGCCAACTTCCGCCTTTCCCAACCTCTGACGGTTTATAGGCACATGATACCGAAAAACCGTTTTCGTCGATGTTCTTTTGAGTCTCTAAATCCCAAACGATAAAATCGCAAAACTTCCATCCGTTTTCAAGCCATCCGCAATCATAAACCACACCATCAGCTAAGGCTTCAACTTCTTCATCCGTTAATTTAAATGCTTGCTCGACTGTTAAGTCCTTATGCTCAACATTTACAACTGGTTTCCCAATGAATGAAGGTATCATCCGGCTTAATGCCTCTCTCGAAACAAAAACCATTCCTTGACCGACATCTTGATAACTTATAACTCCGGGTTCTATGAACTCCGCACGGTATCGTTTAGGATATTTATCAAAATTCATTAATTACCCTCTTTTTTCTTTTAATTATATAATTTTCACGAAATATATCAATGTTTATTGACATAGTAATATTATTATGTTATTATGACTTGACAAAAGGAGGAGTGTTTGGAACAATATTATTCAATACAAATTAAGGACAAAAGTTTGATTTTGAGACTGAATAAATATACTGCCGATAAATCCATAAAAGAGGGTAATCCGGTATATAACTTTCAAATAGTAGAGTCTCTGCTTGAAAGATTTTTAGATAAAGAGGGGGTGTAGGATGTTCAACTTCATTAAAAACATATTCACCAAAAGAAACAGAGCTCGTAAGATCATATCAAAAAAAGAAGTCAAAGAAATGTTCAAGGGTTTCACAAAAAACCAGTTGATACAGGTGATATTAAAACTCACTATTGAAAACTCCAATCTTAAGACAGGGATAAAGAAATGAAAATATCTAAAATGAATAAGTCTGAATTATTAATTCCATCAGGGCAACCAGCTATATTGCGAGTAGTTGATAAAATCAATGATATTATAGACTACATTAATTCAAAAGACAAAAAAGACATTAAATAAACTGTTTATGTTTTGTGTTCTTTTTGAAAAATATATCTATGAATTTGTTATAAACATCATAGTAACACTTTGAACAAACACCGTATGTATCAAAATACTCTTTGTTGAAAACTGTCTTTGTATCGTAAATATGGCCCATTTTCAACATATCGTTTAAATCTTTCTTACTGTTCTTAATCGCATATTGAACGCCGCAGCAGGGGTATATATTGCCGTTAGCTGCAATAACAGGCTTAATCATTGCAAGATAACACTTTTTCGCACCTTTTGTGAAAGATGTTCGTGATTGAAAAATCAATTTAGAGCAATCAATGTTATTCCGTATGAAATATTCTTCAATTTTCTTTACCCTATCATCCGTGTTATTTATATCCCCAACTACCCTGAAATGCGTTATCTCATTAAAAAAATCATTATAAAACTTCAATATTGTCGTAACATCCTTATCAGTATCTTTACCCGCGACATAACTAAACGCCCAGTCTGTTTTTACATTCTTGATATATTTCTCTATAACATCAAAAACTTTGTTATCATGCGAAGCCTCGGATAACGATAATCTGATCCAAGTACATTTATCAAATAAATCAGGAGTGTATCTATCCATTAACAAACCGTTTGATACAAGTCCTATCTTAATCTCTTTCTCTGTAAGGAAGTCGAATAGCTCGTTAATGTGTGGGTACATAAGAGGCTCACCGCCGCCGGAAACAGTTACTGACTGAATTGTGCTAATGTTCTTATTAATAAAAGCCTTAATTTCTTCAATATCGAGTTCATCTTTTTTATTCCTGTCATCACAACTACAAAAAGAGCAATTCAAGTTGCATTTGTTTGTCGGAAACAACTGTAAATGGACCGGTTTTAATTTGTTCTCTGCAAGCATTTTCAATGCTTTTCTGTTTAATATTAGTTTCTCCGGTATATCAATCTCTGCGCTTTTATATGAATTTAAATTGTCTTTTTCTTTTTTCATTGTTAATTCCTTTCTATTTTGGCGTATTATTTAGCGTATAACTTGAGTTATTATCCCCTAAGTGTTTGCAATGGTCTTGAGTAAAATAAGCAATCTTAAATCCTGCTTTCAAATATCTTCTTGAAAATTCATACTCCACACCGCTTACATTCGGGTTGAATTTCCCAAGAGTTTTTATATCACTCCATTTCTGTACAGATGGGTTTAAGTTCCAACCTGTCCAAGCCGGACGATCTAAATTATCTCGGACTTGATTATTCTCATAATTATATTTAATATAATCTATTCCGTTTTTTGTCTTAATAACTGTCTGATTTTTCGCCATGTTCGTACCAATGCGGTAAACAACTTCTTTAATCTCTGGGTATTCATCCATAACGAAAAAAGCCTTGCTGATAAGATTGTCCTTGATAGTGAACAGCCAATCATCCTCTGCATGAAATATATAATCAGTCTTGATTAAGTCAAAATAATAATTCAAGCTGTTTGCATGGCCTTTTGTATGAGATGATTTGTGTACTACAATATACGGCTTGTTTATTTTCATTAGCAACTGTATGATTTTAGACACATCTTCTTTATCAGAATTATCATCAATCAGTATAATCTCTTTTATGAAATCGTGATCTAAGCAGCAATCAAAAAAACTGTTTAGAGTTTGCTCCAATAGATTATACCTTTTACACGAAGTTATCATCATTGTAATTTTTATGTCATTCGGATATTTAGGACACAAATTAACTGGATTATCACTCATAGGCTTTAATGCTCCCCATTCTTTATTTACATTTCTTTTTATTACACCTTTTCGAGTTTCATATATATTCTTATTATGGTTTATCAGCTTCTTTATCTCTTCCGGCAGCTTGTCGAAAGAGCAGTTCCATTTCCGTTCATGCCACAGATGTACAACTGCACCCTCATACTTCATGTACTTACATCCGTTTGCAATAAGCCTTGAAACAATGTCATCGTCATCATAAGCAATGCCGGTTAAGTCTTCGTCATAGCCGTTAATATCAAGATATTCTGATTTTTTCATGCCCAAATAAAACGGGAGCTCTATTCTAAGGTTATTGAGTTTTATAAGAGCGTCTTTAGAGAAAGTTTTTCCACTCTTCATTTTCTCCAAAACAGAACCGTCATCATCTTTTGCAAAAGACGGTATTGCAAGTGCTCTGTCGTTTGACATAAGAGTTGAAATCATAACATCAATGTTGTTCTTGTTGAAAGACAACATCTCGGCGCACATTAGCAATATGTATTCTCCCTTTGCTTTCTTTGCACCTATGTTAAACGCATATCCGGGGATTCTCCAATCGTCTTGATTTTTCTTTGTTGCTGCAGTATTGATATAAATAATATTCAAGCAGTCTTTGAAGCTGTTTATGAGATTATGAATATCCTCTGACTCTATGCCCTCATCAAGTATGATAATTTCATAATCATATTTCTTTAATCCCTGTTCGGATAGACTAATAAGGTCGTATTTGAGTAAGTCTGTCCGATTGAATGTCGTAATAAGAATACTCAAGGATATTCTGTCTATCTCTTGATATTCTTTTTGACTTCTTATGTATTCAGCATTGCTTAGTTGATAGTTCTCATTGATTTTCATTACATTTAACGGATTTAAATCGTTGTAAACATATAACACCTTATCAATGAACTTACTGTGCTTTAAGCCTGACATCTCAATCATTGCAAACATTGCAGCGCAGTCATCCGCACTTGAGATATAATCACCGTTCTTATTCCTGAATGAATCGTCTTTAATCTTATCCCATAACCATTTTCTATAACTTCTTAAATGCGAAGTTGTCCATTTTCCTGATTTTCTATATGTTCGAGTGTCTTCAACCTGTTTACAAGTATTTGAATATTTACCACTCAACGGCTCAAAACTGCCGTAAGTCATCCAAATATTAGGATCACAGTAAACCTCGTTCAAATACTCAAGCACATCGTTAGAGGCCAGCCAATCATCACCGTCTAATATTACTATAATGTCATTCGGATCTGTTGCTGTTTGTTTTATAGCAGCTATCATGTTTACTAAGCCAGTACCGACTCTTTTCTCATTTACAACATATTTTATTTTGTCTTTCACTTCGGAATTAGATATAATTGATTCTATTTCTTTATGACTTCCATCCGTGGAGCAATCATTCACAATATGCATTTTCCAGTTACCGTATGTTTGGTTTATTACTGATCTAATACAGTTTCCTATCCATTCGTTTGCGTTGTAGAAAGTTGTTATTATTTTGAAGTTGTTTTTCATTTTAGCCGGAGACTTGCCTGTATAGAAAAAGTTCAAACATCCCGATATTGTGTTATGATAATTTTGATAATTTGCTTCGTTAACGCTATTAACATAATCGTTTGATATTCTCGATCCTCCGAACCAATGAATACCTATTGACCTGTTGTATATACTATCAGATATATCTTTATTGAATATTGTATCAATGTTGTTACTGTCAATTGGATAGACTGCGTCCATTTCTATATTACTGACTGTTGCTGATTTTATGTTGTCCCATGTGTTAAGATTCTGCTTTCTGAAAATATGACTGCCTGCAGATTGATAATCTTTGATTGAGAATGAACTTTTTGAATATTGGTATATCTTAGTAAAGAAGTTGTTTCTTTGTGAAGATAACAAAAAACCTATCGAATGATAGCCGTGATTCAAGCAAATGAAAGTGTCTTTTCCTGCGTTATCGGGAGTGTTTATCTTCAAATCAGTAATCGGGTTAAAATACAAAATGTCTATATCTGACCATAGTCCGCCATGTTCTGACAACAAATGCCATCTAAGGAAATCGGACTTAAACACTTCCGGTATTGAATTACTAATTCCTATCGTTCTGAAGTCAAAGCATATTTTGTTAATCTTAGGATAATTATCTCTGAAATACGAATAATAATCCTGACCTGTGAACTCTTGACTCTGCTCTCCTGTATTCCATGTGTTTTTGCCTTGGAACTTAACCGCCGGATAGTAAAAATACACTTCCCAATCGGGATTAAGCAGATGAAACGATACAACAGACATCATTCTTAAGTATGGCAATTTATCATTACCCCAATAGAAAAATGCTTTCTTTGGTATTCTTTGCAAATGCCACCCCATAGATTAACTCCTTGATTGTCTATACTATGATTATGAAATTGTGTCAAGTTGATTAGGGATAGTAATATAATTATATTATTGCTGTTACTCTATGATAGGGATAGGAACGCATCGACAAAGGAACGCTCTCCCCGGCCTTTGACACTCTGCTCCGATCATACTTCGGCTTTTCCACTTTCCAGCCTTTGCCTCTTGCACGCTGTCTGCATATATAGTATCGTCATCATAAGTGCATATTTTACCCTGCAATACATAATGGTTTTCATGCCCTGCGCTTCCAGTAGGATATTTACCCGCAGGATTACCTACAACTCTGTTATCGTTACTCGTTGACCATTTATAGAGTCTTATCCCGCTTGATTGGTATCTGTTATCTCTGAAATCAGACAGAAAAAGAGATGTTTCCTGTCGCGCTAAGAACTTCGCTTTATTCCGTGTCGTCTCGAACTCCGCTTCTATTCTCTCAATTAGCCGTTTTTTGTTATATCCCTCTGTAATTGACTTAGACATCATGTCTCGTAATCGTTCAACCTGTTCACTGTTCCAACATAGCTTTGGATCATCCTCATTGACAATATACAAGTTCATGTTCTTGTTGTATTGTTGGATCATTTTCTCTTTCATTACAGGGTTGATGTTCGGTATAAGTCCTAAGTCCGTGTATTCTCTGTTTAGAGCTATTTCAATGTCATCTGCGGTTTTATCAATTGAATACCTCATTGTTTTGAACCGCTCTTTTGCCTCATTACTCATGTTATCAAGTCGGATCATTATTTCAGAATGAAGTCTTTTTGCTTTCTCTGATGCTGAAATAGAAGCTGTTAATATATCATTCGGTATGTCTGACCTGTTCTTTATCTTGAATGATTTACTTCGGCTGTCGAAAGTTGAGAACTTAGACAGCTCTTTCGATATTGAGATGTTGAACTTGCCTTTAATATCATTGCCTTGTAAATATATTTTACCGGAATTGATCGCTGAAATCACGGCGTTAGTCGAGTTATATAGAGACTCTTTCAACAACTCGAATATAGGATTGAAGTAAACATCTCTTAACGCTTGAAACAGCTCTTTCTCAATATCAATCCATAAATCTTCGCTTTTCTGCATTTAACGCCTTTGTTATATGTTTGTATGTTCGTACCAATAGAATTGGACATTACAAAGATTGTTGTTCGACCCCGATGTAATACGGAAAATGTATTTCGTGTTTTGTTTAAAGTTTATTTCTTCATCGTTTCTCGTTCCTGATGATCCTTTACTCTGGTTGGTGTCAGAACCGCTTTTGTAGTAGATTAATCTCGTTCCGTCCGTTGTCCCGCCCGAAGTCCCTTTGTGTATTGTGACCCCCGGAGTTTTAACAGAGTTCCTGTTGTTGTTGAATACTGACTGCAATGTCGTTCCTGTCTTATCAGTCGCCTCAAATAACTCAAATTGAGTTATTGCCGAGCCGTCCTTTAAAAACGAAAAATGCCCCCATTTCGCTGTATCTGGAGTTGTTATAAGATAATCCTGAACACCTGCAGAATTGAGTGTGACATGATCAGTATAGAAATAATGATCCCCTGCATGAATTTCAGCGTGAGCATAGTCAATTGTTTTCACGGCATTTGTGGACTGATCTATCTGATCAAGAGACACTTTCGCCAAGCCATTGCCTATTATCTTTCTCATAATGAAACCTCCACAGAGCCGTTATCATTGACACACCTCATATAAACATCAATTGGAGCGTCGTTAACAATAACAAGCTGATTGACTTCACAGTTAATATCGTCAGATAAATCAACAGGCGCTGGATCGTCTGCGACTTTATAGGTGTAAACATAGTCTGCCGATGGATATTTCAGTATATCAATCGTCCCAGACATAACCGAACTTGCAACTTTATACCATGTGTTTTTAACAGGTAAAAGAACATTAACAGGGTTGCTCATAATAATACCTCACTTTTTGTTTCTAATCACTTTGACATTCTTTATCTCTTTCTTTGCATTGTTACTTGTAGTCGTAGGCATTGGCGTAACAGATGTTATTTTCTCATAATCCCCGGACGGCGGTAAAGGCTTTTCGGGTATCGTGTTCTCATCAACTTCAATCGTAATCAATCCGTCTTTTTTAGCCATCTCTACGCATTTCGGAGCTGATAATATTCCTCTGTCAAACCATTGCAGTATTCTGTTCTGCTTAGATGTTCTAACTGTCTCTTGATCAGTTTCAGATAATATCCTAAGCGGCGGAAACTTGATTTTGAATGACGGTATATATCCGTATAACACTTGAAAACCAATCTGCATTAATTGCTTGATAGCCGGTTTCAACTTCGGTCTTATCTCGGACTCAACCATTGAGTTGTAATTCTCTAAGTCGTCTTCACCGGATGAGAACCCTGCAGCAGACATACCAAAAATCTTTGTAACAGGCATATTCAGACAAGCGGCTATACCATATCTGTTTTCACGCTTAACCTCTGCTAATCCTGCAAACGCAAGCGTTTTCTGTTCATATTTATCGTTAATGTCCATCAACAGAGCATTAAGATAGCTCTTAATCTCGTTTGAGGCTTCTAACCGTTTCTTGATATTTGACACGCCACCATTTGTAAGAAGTTTTTGAGACAAATCTTTGATATAATATACATCAAGTTTTGATTCATCTAATATTTCATATAGCACATCGTCTGTTTTAATGTAGTTGTTCAAGTCTCTGATCATGGATTCGGCAACAGACATTCCCCAACCTCGCAATTGTCTGCGGATGTAATAAGGCGCTTTTTTACCTGTTGATAATATCATACGGCTTTTGTGTATCTCTTGACCGTATATATGAAAGCTCTCAATATTTCCAAAAGACATAAAAACATCTTCAATATTCTCAATGGGACTCTGTGAGTGTTGCAATACCCATCTGTCAATGTCATAGAAATCTAAAAGAGAGTCTTTATTGAGCTTCGATATTTCAAGCGGCTTTGAAGAGTCCTGATCAGTGTTGATAACTATACCGCCGCCGCCATATAGTCTTGACCATGTATAGAAATTAAGTATTACATCCCATAGATTATTGCTCTCCCACCATTCCATTACAGCCTCAATTTCATCTGCGGACACTTCATCTGACTCTATCTCTATACCTTTCGATATTGCATCAAGAATAGGAACTTGGACAGCTCTTTGAAAGATACCGTTACCGGAGAAAAGATAGGTTAAAATGATCCTGTTAAGAGTAATAAGAGAGTAATTGTTAGCAGCGCTTATTGTGCCATACTCTGACAACTGCGCCGTTCCTGTTGTCATGTTTGCTATTCTTGCCATTGCCGCCAATTCCGTTATGGAATTGTTATATATTCTGTTGAACTTCTTAGGTGTTTTCTTAGGAGTTACTGATATTGACATTTTTTTGCCTCCAAAATCATATAATTATAATACATTTTCAAATAAAAGCAAACATTTTTTTATTAATCCCAAACAGAGCCGACATATTCTATTTCTGCTCTTCCGATCATGTATGCATCCGCAAGGTTTGGAGACTTCGACGACTTGCCTTTTTTATCAACAAGTACCTTGCCTCTTGAACTTAAACGCTGAATCGGTTGAGACATTTCATTCACGAACTTGTTGAAAAGACGATGTTCTACAATATGCTTGAAGTTTATAACTTTTGTTGCATCATGGTTTTTACCCTCGCTGCAATAGAAAGTCTGCAAAAACTCGTTTCTCACTTTGAAATACGCTTGAGCTTTTGAATTCTCGAATATATCTCCGTTTGTTTTGTCGCCCTCTTGAACATATCCGTAATCGCTGTCATCCGGCCTTACTACTGATCCGGCAGCAGACCATCCTATTATCTTCATGGCAAGAGCTTTTTTGTTTTTCTCCGGTTCTTTTTGCAGCTCTTCTAATATCGAATTGAAACCGGCTTTCAGTCCTGCACCAACGCCTATACAGTCATATCGTATCTCATCCGCTCCGAAATCAACGGCCCTAAAGAACACTCTCCGAGCTGACTCGTTCGGATCATCCGTTGACCACTCATCAATATCAACAGGCATATTGCCATCAAAGCAAAAACAAGCGTTTGTATCAGTACCCTCATCCGCAACATCAACACTAACGATCTTTCTGCCTCTTAACTCTGCTGTAACTCTCTTTGCCGCATTAACCCATATAGACGGTATCAACACACTTGCAATTGAAGCATGAGCGTTTCTTAATATCTCTCGTTGGAATATATGCATTGTGCCTTCAAGCTCTGCTTTCTCTTTTCTCTTGTCAAACCACGCCTGATTATGCATAGGATTGTCATACCATTCAAAAACAAACACAGGTATTGCTCCCGATGATGTTTTCTGAAAGAAGATTGTATCTGTACCTGCATGAGTTGAAACATATATCTTACACGGAGACGCCTCCGACATAGACGCCTCTATTTTGTCAGCCTGTTCATAGAATGCACACTCGTCTGAAAATATAATACTCTTTCTGTCGCCTCGAAAAGGGTTCTCACCGCTTGCGCCGGCAATGCTTGATCCTGTCTCCGTATTATGAAAAAACATATTCTTTGAATCAATACTCTGTCTGAAGAAAGACGGCAAATTACCAAGAATGAACTCAACTTTTCCGAATAGTGTCGCCGGATCGCCAGCTCTATGACACTCTGTCGCCTTGAAAGTGTAAATCCCGACTGCTGCGTTTTTCTGAAACAACATAATCCATGTAGCAAAGGCAATAAAGCACCATGTGGCCCCGACATCTCGACATTTATCTATTGCGGCGTCCTCTTGATTGACATATCTTTCCCATAACCAATAGAAAAAATCTGTCTGTTTCTTGAATAGCTTGAACGGTATGACCTTATCGTTTTTGTTTCTCGGATCATAAGTGAATACAAAGTTGTTCACGAAATGCAAACAGCTTTCAACCAAAGGAAGTGAATACAGTTTTTTCAATTCGTACATTTTCTCGGGATTAGAGATTATTTGAGCTTTCTCTTTGAAAGATAAAACAGGTACTATTAACTCATTACTCATTCTTTGTTTTCTTGTATTTGCTGTTGTGATACCATTTTAAGATATAGCTTCTTTGCCTCTTCTTCAGTTATGTTACTGTAATCAACCGGAGGGATAATGCTCTTGCCGTCCGTTGTAACATCAATAGCCTGCTTTGCTTTCCATTCATCAGGGTATCTGTTGTATAACCAAGTCTTGCACGCTTCCGTCTCCGGCAACGCCGCTTTTTCAACTACTTTTTTCAAGACCCTAACTTCTTCACCGGTTAGGTCGTCTTTCTCGACTATGTACTGTCGTTCTTCGTATTTAAAACCGAGCGCATTACGCCGTAAGGCAGAGACGACCGGTTCGTCTATTTTGTACCTCACCTCTCTGACTTCATCTGCGAAATCGGGATCGTCTGTCATGTAGTTGTAATATGTTTGTTTGCTGATTTTCAATGCCGTGAATATATCGTAATCCCTTAAGCCTTTTGATACCCATTCAAGTATTCTTCTCTTGAGAGCCTTTGTCAACACTCTTCCGGTTTTTTTGCCGAGTTTCTTGATTCTCTCTATACCGTTTGCAATATCGATGTTGTTATCTGTTTGATCACTCATATTCTGTATTCCTCTTTGATTGCGTCTATAATATCAATGTATTTCAAAAACTTATCGTTCTCATTTTGGTTAATTGACCGCATGAAGTCCCATTTCTCGATGTTGTTCTCGAATACAATAGTTAGGCATTTGTCATTCCGTTCGGGATGTGAAACGCTGTTACCGTTGATTTTCTCCTGCTGTATTTCGTTCTTTTTGAAGTTGTCGTAACTTTCTTTGTATTTCTCCAAGCTCTCGACTTTCTTTTCATACGGTTTGTCTTTTTTCTCCGACTCCATTTCAACGAAATCAAGCTGTAAGAACTCAACATCCTGTTTCGTGAAACAAACATCTTTGATGAAATCTATCTGCGGGAACTGATCCCGAATGCCCTGTAACTTCTCTTTGTCGTACTCTCCCATAATAGATGTGTTGTTCAGTATCAAGTTGAGCTGTGCTTCCGTGTAATCGTCAACATCGACCTTGCAAACATCTATATAGTAATCTCCGTGCTTTTCTAACCTGTCGATCTCGGATAGCCTCTGATGACCGCCGACAAGATTGCCGGATCGGGCATTCCAAACAAGAGCCTCAACTAATCCATGCTCTTTGATGATCTTCCCAAGCCCTTTGCGGTTTTCGTCTGTCATTTTGCGAGGATTGTAATAAGCCTCGTTGATTTGTGATCTGTGGACTCTCTCTATTATGAATGTTTGATATTTCGTTAGTTTGCTGCCGTCATGCATGTCGCTTGCTCCTGTTATGTGAGAAAAAATATCAATAAGAAGTATAAGACAATATCGTTGTTTTGTCAAGAGTTTTATAAAACAACAAAACAGACATGCAAATCGATCAGATAATATATATAATTGATTAGATATTATATTAAATAAATATTGACAAAATAGACAATGTAGTATATAATCAATATATAAGATAAAGGAGTTAATATGAAAAATTTTAAAAAAAGAAAAATATTAAGAAATAAAAAAATAAGGGCTGAACAAGAAGTCCTTATGATAGAAAAATTAGCAGAGACATACAATGACTCTGCTTGGAATATGAGCGGAAGCCCAAAAATAGTCCGCTCAAAAAGCGGGCAGTATTTCTGCGGTTTTAATCTAACCGTAGAAATGATAGACGGAGATGAGCATTGCGATTACTCCGTACATATGTGGAATGGTAGGGATTGGAGTTAATCTAAAAGGTTTGATGGGTAGAAATATCTGTCAAGCCTTTTTTTTGTTAAAAAAATTAGCCGACGGGCTTAAAACGATAGGAGGATATATGAGAAAAACGACAGGACACTATATAGTGTCAAAGCCGAACAAAAGATCAACAATGTTGCGGATTGCAATCCCCGGAGACTGCGGAATTAACGAGGGGGACTCCGTGAAAGTTGATCTAATCGAGGCCGGAAAAATAACAATCACAAAAGACTAAAAAAGGGGGAATGTATGATTACTTTTGCAGCAATCAAAAAAGACGATGGCGTGATTATAATCGGAGAAAAAGGACAAAGACACTCTGATATATTATTCAACAAAAAATATCCGGTTGTTTGCACAAACATCGTCAAAGGGTTTGTTGACGAAAACAATAATTTCTATAACAGGCACGAAGCGGCTATTCATGCTTTTTCATGCGGACAGTTGCCGTACAATGAATGCCCTGAATATCTAATTAGTGAAGATCTATTTTGAGGAGAAAATAATGCAACAATTAATTACAAAACTAAAAGAGTCGAACCAAGACTTTGAGTTCTATCCGACAACAAAAGAAATGGTTGATATTGTCTTTCGAGACATAAGAGAGAAGAAAAAAGATTACAGAGGTTCTTTTGATAATTTCTCACTTCTTGACATAGGGGCAGGAAACGGCAATGTATTCAATCTGATTGAAGAGCTTATGCCTCCTCCGCCCGATCAATATTACAAGCCGCATATCGATAAGTACGCCATTGAAAAATCAGAAATACTGATCAATCAGATGGCAAGTGATATTATAGTAATCGGGACAGATTTCTATCAGCAGACCTTTGTTGATAAGAAAATGGATTTCATTTTTTGTAATCCGCCGTATTCCGATTACGATGGATGGATGTCAAAAATATTGCAAGAGGCAAATTGCAAGACAGCTTATTTTGTTATCCCGCAAAGATGGAAAGATAACAAAGAGCTAATGAAGTCGATAGAGAAGCGATCAAAGAATTACAATGTCTTACATTCATCGGATTTTCTCAATGCAGAAAGGCAGGCAAGAGCAAAAATCGATATTGTACGAATTGACTTCAACAGAGAATACAACGCTTTTGAAGAGTGGTTTGATACTCATTTCAAAATCAACGCAGAGAAACACAATGGCTATGAGTACAGATCAGAGCAAAAGAAACGAGAGGCAGTCAGAGAACAGGCTCTTGTCAAAGGCAAAAACATTATTGAATCGTTAGTTGAATTGTACCAAGAGGAATTAACAAAACTACTCAATAACTACAAATCTCTTGAAAATCTTGACAGCGACATTCTGAAAGAACTGAACATTAATCTATCAAATCTCAAAGAGGGATTAAGAACAAAAATTGAGGGCTTGAAAAATCTGTACTGGAAAGAGCTTTTTGACAATCTTGATAAGATCACAAAAAGGCTAACTTCGGGCAGTAGAGACAAACTATTAAGCGTGTTAAACAGAAACACAAATATTGATTTCTCTGCAAGCAATATTTATTCAGTTGTAATATGGGCTTTGAAAAATGCAAATAACTACATTGATGAACAGTTGAAGGAATTGTATTTTGAGATGTCTGAAAAAGATAATATCAAAAATTACAAATCAAATAAGAAATTAGTTGAGGATGGTTGGAGATATTCAAAAAAAGAACAGACTCACTATACTCTTGATTACAGGCTTGTATTTCAAAGAGGCACTTGTTTTTCTTCAGACTCATGGAGATATGATTACCCAAAAGGATTACACAAAACGACTCACGCTTTCCTAAATGACATTATTACAGTTGCCGATAATTTAGGGTTCATAGGCGTTGATAGTAGTTACAAATTTCAATGGGTTGCAGGAGTTGAAAATATTTTCAAATATGCAGATGGGAAAGAATTCATGCGAGTTCGGGCGTTTAAAAACGGAAACATCCATTGCAAGATAAATCAAGAGTTTATGAAAAAATTCAATATCGAGGCAGCAAGGCTCAACAAATGGGTGAAAGATGTGTCTGAATGTGCAGAAGAGCTTGAAATCCCTGAAAACGAAGTAAGAGAACTATACGCAAGCAACAAGAAAATTGAAACAAAAAACATTAAATTATTAGTGTAAAGGGGGTGAAATTGTGAAATGCAAAAACTGTGAGAATACGCCGATCATCATAAAAAAAGACGATGAAGCGTTCTTAAATCTTTGTCCGGATCATAACTGTTATGTTTTGACAAAGAAATTTTCACTAAGCAAGAACTGAAATGGTTCTGCCAGAAAATCAAAGTAATAACAAACTAAGGGGGATTACATGAGAGTAGTATCAGAGAAAGAGCGAAAAGAGAATGCAAGAAAAGCACGCGAGAAATACTGGGAAAAAGTAAAAAGCAACCCTGAATACAACAGTGAATTTTTTCAAAAGAGACGCGAAAAATTAAAACAGCAAAACGATGAAATAAGAGAGACGCTCAACACTAATAAGAAAATACACAAAAACACAAAAGAAGTCATATCTTTGAAACAATGTTATATCACCTGTAAAACTCAATGCTGTAAACCGACTGAATTTATGAAATGCAAAGAGTGTAAAGAGTATGCTTTGTTTCTTAGGAATATTAACGATTACAGAAACAGCAGAAACACTCTGCGATTGACTCATAACGAGCTTGTGTGAGGCGAAACTATGCGGCAGGGTGGTTTTTATACCCCTGCCTGTTTTTTTTGCTTTCTAACAACAATACGAGGCTAATACTCGCCAACAATTCAATGCAAAAAGCCGGAAAGAATAAATATACAGTCAATAGCTTGCCAGATAACAACCGAGATTTTGTCTTATCTGTTTTTATTTCTTTCGATAGGTTGCTCTTTTCGTCAAAGAGCTTGTTTAATGCTGATCTTTTCGATTCGAGTTTTTTCAAAAAACCATTGGATCCGTTAATCTGCCAAAAGTAAAAATTATATTGCTTGTCGTCAGTAGTAAGAGCGGATAATATTTTCTCTTGCCTGTTCTTTTCAGTCTCAATATCCTGTATCTCTTTTTCTATGATCGATATTTTTTTTGTTATTATTTCAGATTGGTTAATTTTTGATGTGTTCTCGACATTCTCTTGACTGTATAGTTTATCTTGATATTTTTCATATTGATATTGCAGTACCGTCATTGTATTATAAGCGAAAAGGCAAAGATATATACAAAAATATAAAAGTGCTATCGGTTTTTTTTCTTTTGCTTTCTCTATGAACTTCTTGAAAAACACTATCGCCGCAAGCATGAACGCTGCCGCTGATGTTAGGGCGTCGATCCGATCCTTGAAATCAAGGTTGCCGTAATAGTTGTACTTAATGCCGATATATACGAAATCCAAAAAAACAGCAAAGATAATAAAATTAAAAACAGCGGGTAAGTTTAAATTCTTTTTGATTCGGGGGAATGCATGAAAAGATTTTGTTGATTGGACTCCCGCTGTCTTTAATTTTATCGCCTCTTTTTTTTCATTAGCGCTTACGACACTGTCGATACTAAGAGGCACGCTCTCTGTTTCATCTGTTTTTTTATCATCCTCTTTAACCGGATTATCTTTCTTTGATACCGCCGGAATAGAAAACTTATTGTTAAGTCTTTTTAACTTTCCCTGCTTTGAAAGATCATCTAATAACTTCACGACCTCCTTTTCATCCGTCTGCATATATTTTGCAAGATAAGGAACAGTAGGCGGCGAATTATTATACCGGTTAACATACCAAATAATATGGTTATATAATTTAATTGTCTTATTAAGAACGCTCAAACTACATCCCCCTTTTATTTTGTTATATCATATTTATACACATCAGTCAATTTATTTTTAGATATTTCTTAATTTTTACCGAAAATACAACAAATATTTTGCTGTCACAGTTTTTTGTGACAGCAAGTCAGCGTTGTGACACTTTTTGTGACACCTTATTTCTTTATATATCAACGAGTTAAACCCTAAAAAAGGTCACTGTCACAGAAATTCCCCCCGGAACATAGCCTATAGGGAAAAGTAAAAATTAATAATAAAAAAATCCCTATATATATCTGTACTTTTTTATTTTGAGTCAGTCGCTTAATAATAATAATAAATATGTATAGTTTTTATTATTATTATTATTATTAGAGCTTTTTCGCATATAAAAACTACAATAGCTGCATACAAAAAATACATATGATATAAAACATATAAAAACTACTGTCACAACTTTTGTCACAAAAAAAAGGCGTTTTGAGTCAGTTTCTTGTAATTCGTTGTATATCAATGGTTTATAAAATGACTGCTGTCACAAAAAAAGGCGAAAGTGTCACAAAAAAACCGGAAAATTATTTTTTTTTATTATAAAAGTAATAGAAAAAAAACTTTTTAGCTGTTTTTTGCCTGTTTTTGTCTTTTTTTTATTATAAAAGTAATAGAAAAAAGATTTTTTTTATTTTTTTTTATTATAAAAGTAATAGAAAAAATGATTTTTGCCCTTTTTTTACCTTTTTGCTGTTTTTTTTTATTATAAAAGTGATAAAAAAAATGATTTTAGGTCGATTTTTCATTTTTTTTATTATAAAAGTAATAAAAAAATGTTTGCTTTTTTATTATAAAAGTGATAAAAAAATGTTGACAGGGCTATTTTTTTGTGATATATGTTCATCAGGAGGACAAAATATGTACGACAAAGAAGAAAAATGGTTATCTTTTCAAGTTGGAAAAGAGGATTATAAGAGGGTGAAAATCAGATGTGCCCAGAATGATATTGCGAGAATTAAGGATTTTTTGAAGCAGGCAGTGCTGTATGTTTTGAAAAACAATGACGCTTTGGAAGCTGTTGTCGCAGAGACTAAGATACAGACTTTCAATGAAGAGAACAAATCGGGTGATATTGTTATTGAAAGCACGGTCGTTGGTGAGCTTGATAAGAGCGATGTTGATTTCTTATAAGGGGGGGGGAGTATGAAAATAATTTACATTTCCGGTAAATACTCCGGCAATAACAGACAGGAAGTTGACGACAATATCAAGAAATCCGAGTTTGTCGCTAAGTCTTTGATATGGAAGTTTGGAAAAAAACACGGTTTATTTACTTTAATCCCACATAAAAACACAGCTCATTTTGAAGATGTTGATCATGTGTTAGGCGTTGATTACGATTACTGGATAGCCGGTTCTTTAGAGTTATTGAGGCGATCGGACTGCGTCTATATGATGTCGGGATGGAAAGACAGCAAAGGTGCTATACAAGAGCACAACACGGCAAGGATATTAGATATACCGATATTTTACGAGGGATATAAAAACACGGACGACAGCATAAGACATTTTCTTGAGGAGGACAGTAATGAGATATAAGGATAACCATTTTGACATTGACAACAGAATGGAAGGCTTTTGTTCAGAGTGTGCGCATAAAGAACATTGTACATCTATATGCGGGCCTTTAGAGAGATTTTCAAATGATGTTTTCTCGGAAAGGGATGAGATGAAGAAGTTTTTATCCGGACTTTTGAGACTATTGGATGAAAATAAGAATATAAAAAACATACTGAAAGACGATGATATTACATTTGATGATGTTTTTCATTTGTCTTTTGGAGAAGAAGAAGCGAAGAAGTTCATTTCTTGTTGACACAACAATAATTTTGTGCTATATAAAATATAAACGGGGGTATATTGTATATGAACAACTCAAAAAATGTTTTTCTTTTTGAAAAGAAATATCAAATTAACTTATCTGAAGAAAAGGATATATCAAAAAGAAAGAAAGAAATATTCCAAGATGTATTAAGCTCTTTGGTATTAAGCATTAAGAATGATATATTAATAGAAGAATCACAAATCGGAGACGACTTAACTATTCGTTTCCGTTTTGCTTATGTTGAAATCAAAAATAAAGGCAAAGAAATAATACAATGAGCATAGAGTTTGAGAAATACAAAAGACATCTCAAAGAGTATCTTCGTGTATCAGGGTACAATGTAAAACATAATCCTATGAGGTGCATTAACCCTTATCACAAAGATAGTACGCCGTCAATGCTGATATATGATGATTATTTCAAATGTCAAAGCTGCGGTATAAAAGGCGATATATATGACGCCGTGAACTACATTAAGGGCATTAGTAAGCAGATTGATCAATACAGAGAAATAGACAGAATGTTCGGAAACGGCGACTACTCTTTACCTGAAGAAAAAAAAAACTTCATGGTTGATATTGAGAGCGAGAACAATCTAAGGATATATCTCCGCAATCAAAGCAACAAGAACAAAGAGAGAATAACAGAATATTTCAAAAGAAGAGAATGTAATCAAGATATGATTGACTACTTCTCTTCATTAGGTTTGGGATATTGGACTGGTTTTGAGCAAGCAGGAAAAGAACTGTCTTACAAAATGCTGAAAATGGCAGGAATACCGCAGAAGAACCCAGAGACGAATAAGAGCTCTTGGAATAGTCCGGGTGTTGTGTTGAAAATCGGAAAAGGTTTCAAGCTCTTCTATTATGATGATACTGAAATATCAGTCAAAAAACAGAGCAAGAAAATGGGAAGTAAAGAGTGTTGCACTTTTCCGTTTCCTTGCTTGCCTGATAATGATGATATTATACTCGTTGAAGGTGAAATGTCAGCGTTAAGTATGTTTTTCATGGGATTCAAAAACACGGTTGCTATTGGTGGCGTGTCATCTCTGTCAAACGATGGAGTCCGTGCGTTATTGAAATACAGAAAAGTTTTCATCGCTTTTGACGGAGACAAAGCCGGCAGAGATGGTAAAGACGATCTAATTGAGAGACTTGTGTTCTGTGGTTATGACGGTCTTATTTGCCCTGTTGATTTGCCGGATGGATACGATCCTGACGACATGGTGAAGAAAGGCAAGAGAGATGAGCTGAAGAGGATCATTAAAGAGAGCGAAGTCAAGGCGAAAGAAGCGAAAGAAGAGAAAGACAGAAAAGAGCAAGAGGCTGTAAAAGAGCAAGAGGCAATAAACAGAGCGAACAACAACGAGAACTCTCAACCGGATAAGAAGAAAATGCCTTTCTATTTCGTCGGTTATGATGAAAACAGTTATTATGTTATGCCGACTAATCAGAGAATACCGATTAAGATCGGGAGAGGAGACACTAACATCAGAAACATGATGTACGATATTGCTCCTGAGGATTGGTGGATTGAGAATTTCACGAAAGAGAAAGAAATGCCGGACGGTCAATGGATTGTAACGGTTAATATATCAAAAGCTGTTGCTTGGTTCAGATCAGAGGCCCAAAAGAAAGGGTGGTATGATATGAATAACGAAAAAGGCGTCGGAGCTCATATTGACGGAGACGACATCGTATTGAATACAGGAAGAAACTTATATAGTCAAGATCAAAAGAAATATCTTGAATATTCCGAATATGAAGGTAAAAACCTTTACACTCGATCGAGAATATTCTTTGATGTTAAGGGCAAGTCTTGGAGCATCTCCGATACTCACGCTCTGTTCCGTGAGATTTGCCAGTACGGATTTGCAAGGAATGTTGATTACATGCTGTTGATGGGTTTTATTGTACTTGCTCCTTTTGCATCATTGTTGCATAGAAGACCGCACATAGCAGTAATGGGACAGAGAGGAACAGGTAAGACGACTCTAATTAACAACATCGTGAAACCGGCAATTGGAAGTACAGGGATATTTGTTGAGGGGAAACAAAGCTCTGAAGCCGGAATAAGACAGGCGATCGGCAGAGATTGCCGATCCGGTACATTCGATGAGTTTGAAGCCCATACTCACGAGGACTTTCAGAAATTGAAAAGCATATTGGGTCTTATGCGTAGTGCATACGGCGGAGACAGCACAACGATTAAGGGTAGCCAAAATCAAAGATCGCCTATCATATTTGAAACTCGGAGTATGTTTTTGTTAGCTGCAATTAACATTCACCTTGATAATGACGGTGATAGATCGAGAATACCGGTTTTGAAGATGAAGAGAAGCACGAATAAGATAGGTAAAACATTTGACTTCTCAGGATTAAGAAAAAGAACATTTGACACTTTCAAGAGAACGCTTGACAACATAGAACTTGCAAAGGAATACATTAAGAGCAATTGCGATCTTGACGACAGAGCAGCAGATACATACGGAGCATTGATTGGCGGGTTTTGGTCAGCAATAAGCGAATGTGATTTTCTTGGAAGCAGTGATCCTGCGATAAATCAGTCTGTGATAGACGCATTGTCTCAAGTGAAGATTGAAGTCGATGAGGTTCAAAGAGATGAAGAGCTTTTACTGGATAACATTTTGAATTATAAGGTGAGAATAGACCCGGGAACAGAGAAAACAATATCTGAAATGCTTGTATCAGTTGACTCTCAAGGGAAACTCACTTATGATAACAATTTGAGACAGATAGGTATTAGAAGAGATTTTAGGCTGAAGATGGACGGATACGATCTGAACTCATTGTCAATTAGTGTGAATAGTATCTATATTAGCGATATGCTGAAGTCAACGCCGTTCAGTAAGTATAAGAACATTCTTATTCGTCATCCGGCGTCATTATATGAAGATACGAAGCAGGTCAGAATGGTAGCAGGCAAACGAGAACGGTGCATAGTATTGGATTGGAGCGTAGTCGAACAGATACACTATGATTTGAAAGAGAATAAAGGTATTTTACCGTATTGATAGGAGGGGGAACATGGCAAGGAACACTAAAAACATAGAGAAAACAGTTCAAGAAATACTTGATACAGATGAAAGATTGTCCGTTATGTTGAAAGAAGCTGTTATTGCTGAAAGAAAAAAAATGAAATAATACAAAATATTTGTTGCATTGTTTTTATTAATGTGCTATAATTGTTTTATTAAGGGGGAATTATTATGAGTGATATTTCAAAAGCTATTTCTGCAGGATGGCGATATTCTGAAAAGCCGCACGCTGTCATTGGTGTTAATTACGCTTTTCGTAATACAGAATCCGGATGTCAAGTGATGTTTGAAGACAAGTCTTTCTATAATGAGAAAGAGTCTGTCGTTATGAGTGGCGTTAAGGATCATACGGCTATTAAGAACATCCACAATATTAAGAGTGTGTTTGTTGCTGATATTGTTGAGGTAATATTATGAGGCTATGGCACCGAAAATTAATCCCTTATTTACCGAGACAACAGATTCTCGGCCAGCATCGCGAGTGTTGCGCATTGAGGGGCAAGGGATGGGGTAGAAAACATTCAACCGTTGATTATGTGTTTGAGTATGATCCAGTAGTTCTGTACTTTTATCATTTGATCGTTATGCTTGAGATGGAGAGTCGAGGGTATAAGGTAGAGGAAAACTGGTTTAAAATGTCTTATCGAGGCAAGGCGTTGGGCTTTGATAGTGCGTGGCTATTTCATGCAAACAACGGCGGATCCGGTTTTACTTTTACTAAGCACGATGATAATTATCTTCGGGAGTGCTTGGATAACTTGAAAGGTAAGGGCGTGATTATATCTGAAGAAATATTTAATTTAGGGGGCGGAAAATGAGTGAATTTAAATATGGTGAAATGATTGAGGTAACAGATTATGGCATAAAATGGTTTGAAAGAATTTTTATTCATAAAGATTATAAAAGTCATTATTCAGAGGTAAGGTTTGGGGCGGTTGTAAGATATAATGAGTCAGATGAAGAGTATAGAAAGAAATTTGAAAACGGTGATTATAATATAGAATACTGGAAATATGCCCGAAAAATCAAAGATAAAAAATACGAGCCTTATACTGAAAAGGATAGATTGGTATTAAAGGTTATAAAAAATAAAGAGAACACAAGCACTTTTGTAATAATTAGTCAAGATAAATATTCGGTTCGTGTTGGTGTTGTTTGGGTAATGTATCAAGATTTATTTGAAAATTTTCTAAACGAAGACGGTACGCCTTGCGGTAATGAGGTAACAGAATGAATATAACAGAGTTGATTGATAAAGTAAAAAAAGAATATGATGACATAAACAATAATAGAATGTTATCACCGTTAGAAATTTTAAAGAGCTTTGCATTTTGCTATAAAACACTTATACCAGAACTTAAAAGATTAGAGCAAACACAAAAAGAATTGATTGAAGAAAATAAACGACTAAAAAGTTGTAGCAATTGTAAAAATATATATAATTGTAATAATTATTTAAATAAGATAACTTATTGCTTTGAGCATCAATTTATAAAGGACGGTAAATAATATGAGAGTTATATTTTTCCTTTTGCTAACTGTCAGCTTATATTCAATTGATTATACAGAACGGTTTGAAGTTGAAAAGCTAAACAGGAAAGCGCTTGTAAAGATAAATAATGAAACTCACTATAATAATATCTGTCAAATAAAGCGGACTAATTGGATGGAAGACATAAAGAAATATACAGGGTATTACTTTTCAAATAATGTAGTATTTTTGTATATTTGCATAGGTCAAGAGCCTATATTACTCTTTTGGAGTCCGAGCGGTGAATTTGTATATCGGGATGATGTTACTATAAAAATTAAAAAAACTAATTACGGTTATGCTGTTAGCGTGTTAGCCGAAATAGTTTTAATTATTGAAATTTATAACTAAGGAGTTAAGAATGGAATATTATAATCTAAATAATCATATTACAAAAGAAGACCTTATTAGTCAAGGGCTTTTGAACTGCGAGGGCGGTGATTGGGTAGTCTATCTGAAAGAGGGCGACATCGACTGTTCCAACAACCCATTATTGACATCGTTTTCAGCACCGATGCACAAAGAGGGTTACATCGACTGTTCCAACAACCCATTATTGACATCGTTATCATTACCGATGCACAAAGAGGGTTACATCTACTGTTCCAACAACCCATTATTGACATCGTTATCATTACCGATGCACAAAGAGGGTTACATCGACTGTTTCAACAACCCATTATTGACATCGTTATCATTACCGATGCACAAAGAGGGTTACATCGACTGTTTCAACAACCCATTATTGACATCGTTTTCAGCACCGATGCACAAAGAGGGTTACATCAACTG